AAATGAATCAAAGAGAATAGCTCATATCACCAGACATTTATTGACTTCCGAACCAACACATTCTATAATCTTAAAAGATGAACACTTCGATAGACTCTGAGCCTTGGTATATGAACGACCCAAAGGTTTACGTTAGTAGGCCTTTAAAAAGCTTTTTTGTTGGTGATTTAGGATTTTATATTTTAAATAGTTATAATTATTATTTTTTTCCAAAATTTTATTTTATGAAGACTAAGTATTTTATAGAACTAGGATTCTTTTTTGCAGGATACATGTTCGAAATACAACACAATAAAATTGAAAAAATTTCGAAAAGTTGAATTTGCAGATCAAGACATAGTAATAAAATTTGTTTCTCAATTGGCTGAAATTTTAGAATTATTCGATATAGATATAGAAGAATGTTTTGTATCTGATGAAACTATGTATAGTGATTTTGAAGATCTAAAAATTGATAAAGAGCGTTTAAAAAAATTTAAAGAAAGTTATGGATTTATTCCAGAAAGCAACCAATATCTTTATGAGATAGCTCAAAAGATGGTATGCAAACGAAAACAATAGAATATCAATTAAAGTTCGACAAATTTGGTCAACCCCGTAAATACGCTTTAAATAAAAAAAGGCGTTTAAAAATAATAGATAATAGTTCCTGGATTGAAGCAGAAACAAAGAATCAATGGTATTACAAGGATTATAACAGCTTTTATATTGTAATTAGTATGTATAAAGAAAAAGAATATTCTGTTACCTGTTCAGGTCATAAATTAGAAAATAAATTTAATAATCTCGAAGAAGCAAAGCTAGCATCGCTTAAGTTTTGCGATAAAATAATAAAATGACTTTATCAACCATTCTTATATGTGCTGCAGTGATAATCTATATTTTTTACTTACGTGAACGATTTAAAGATTAACGTTCCAGATACTTTCGTATCCCTTTTACTAGTTGCTCTCTCCTTTTGCGCTGTCTTCTTTCTAGGGCTGTTACAAGTAGTCCAAGCGATATGGGGAAGAAAAAGCGAAGAAAAAACTGTAGATGGTCCTCTTTTGTTAGCTGATCAAAATATTTGGTATACAGTTCATGAACACCAAAAAGCGTCCAAAACATAGCAGGACCAAATAAGACCCAAAAAACTAAATTGTAGCTTTTACTAAAATGTTCCTTTAATTTAATTAACACTAAATACTTAGTCATAATGAGCATTAAACAATATAACGCGGCAAAACTTTATTTAGAGAAAAAATCTAGAAAAGTTATTATTAGTAATTCTATCTTTACAGTATGTTTCATAGTTACTATACTCTATTTTTTATTACTATATATTATTAAGATTGTTAGTTGCATTAGCTAGATTAGAAGTTATATTAATAGAAGATCATATTAATTGTTTGTTGGAAGACTCGTAATTGTGATCTAACTCGAGTCTCATATACAAGCAAACGTTTTGCCAGGTTCGTTAAAACCTGGCATTTTTTTGTTTAATTTACTTTAATTGTATTAAATATTATTATGAGCCTACGCGACAAAGTATTAGATGCAGTTGAAGCTGTAAAATGGAAGCTAGAAGATCTAGTTTTTACTGCTAAGAATAAAGCACTTGACGTTGTTGAATACGTTAAGTATGATGTTCTTAAGAAAGATCTACCTAACTTCGATTTTCTTGATAAAGAAGAAGCTGCCCCTAAGAAAAAAAAGAAGAAGACTAAAAAGAAAAAGAAGTAAGGTTTAGTCTATTAAATATTAGATATGGCAGACGTAACCATATCTAGTCTTACTAATAAGCTTCCTGGAAGCTCTGCCGTATTTCCTTATTCTGAAGGCGGCGTTACTTATAATGCTACTTTAAATCAGATTATTCCTACTGGAGTAATTATGATGTGGTCAGGTTCTATTGCTTCTGTCCCCAGTGGATGGGCTCTTTGTAATGGTGCTAATGGAACACCTGATTTAAGGGATAGGTTTATAGTAGGAGCGGGCAATACTTACGGAGTATCAAGCGTGGGAGGCTCTGAAACAGTTACCTTATCCGTTAATCAAATGCCTTCACATAATCACCAGGATAATTCTTGGTTTGATAGAGTAGCATATGACGCTACATATCCATTTAATACATCTAGAAACGGCATAGCGGCTACAAGAACTGCAGGAGGAACTTGGTCTAATGTCGGAGGTAACGGTAATAATAACGCTGGAGTGCAAACATATAATTTTCCATCTGGAGGTGGGCAAGCCCACGAAAACAGACCTCCCTACTACGCTCTTGCATATATAATAAAGCTGTAATAATTATTACATGCTTTTAACGGTAATGGGGTTGTTGTTAATTTGTTCTATTAGCTTTATTTTAGATTATTCTAAAGTATGACAATATATTCTCAGTATGGGGAAGAACGCTTTTTAGAAGAGTTTTTTAAAGACAAACAGGACGGTTTTTTAGTTGATGTAGGAGCAGCAGATGGTGAGCTCTATTCAAATTCTAGACACCTTATTTTAAATAAAAATTGGAAAGGCATTTTAGTCGAACCTCATCCTTTCTTTTTTGAAAAGCTTACAAAACTTTACTTTAATAATAAAAATATAAAATTATTAAATCTCGCGGCTTATAAAACAGAGAGCACAATGCCTTTTTATGTATATGGCAATTCACCAAGCGGACAAGTATCTACATTATCAGAACACTTTAAAGCTAAGGTATCGTTTAGATATGGAGATGGGTATGATAAAACCGTTACTGTCATGACAAAACCATTAAAGAAAATATTTGAAGGCGTGGAGCATATAGATTTTTTATCAATTGATTGTGAGGGGGTTGATCTAGAGGTAGTTAGTTCTAATGATTGGGAATTATATCGCCCCTCCTTGGTTTGTATAGAGCATAGTATGGCAAAAAATACACTCTGGGAATTAATGAAAGTTTATGATTATCATTTAGTTCATGAGACATCAGGTAATTCTTTTTTTGCAGAAAAAAAATAATTAAAAAAACAGTTGCATCCAGTTTAAAAGCACGTATAATCATTTTTAGTTCTTTGATAGCAAATCTGTAGGAAGTAGAGGTTGGGACCTCGAACGTAATCCTGAATAGCCCAACGCCATGACCCATAGGCGAATATGTGCAGATATGTGCATAAATGAGTGAGAATATGATTGATGGTCGTCATTGAGTTATAAAAGACTCTTTACTTAAATCCATCATTAACTAGAAATCATATACAATAAAGTCTCCGGCTAGTATTACAGGTCTTAAAGCTTAGATGTGAGATGAACATACACATCAAATTTATAAGGCTAAGTTGCACTTAACTTTGGTCGTGAGTTAGACCAGCATTAATATCGATAACGGTGCAGTTGACCTGGCAGATTGCTAGTTTCTTTCCGCGAACCGTGACGCGAAGATTGAGCGTATATAGCAATATATACGCTCTTTTTTAATAAATATTTAAATGGCAGATGTAACAATATCCGGGTTAAATGATCTTACTCCTTCTGGGTCAACTCTTTTACCTATTTCTAACAGTATATCTACTGGTAAAACTACTTTAAGCGGTGCAATTAATACTATAGGAAATAGAACTGATTCTATAAAATTACCTACTGGGACTACTGCACAAAGACCATCCACTCTCACATTAGGTTCTATAAGATTTAATTCCACTACAAGTTTATTAGAATTTTATAATGGCACAGAATGGAGAGCATTAGATTCAAAATTAGCAGATTCTTTATTAGTAGAGTATTTAGTTATTGGCGGAGGAGGGGGAGGCGGAGGCACCGGTAATAATTATACAGCTGGAGGTGGAGGTGGAGCAGGTGGTTTTCTTGAATCAAAATTAGCAGCAACATTAGGTACATCTTACGGCATTACTGTTGGTGCAGGAGGAACCGGAGGTACTTATTTTACAGTACCAGGAAGTAATGGAGGTAATAGCTCATTTGCTGGTGTTATTGCACTTGGAGGAGGCGGAGGAGGTGTTTATAGTTTTAATTCTGCGGGAAATGGAGGGTCCGGAGGCGGCGGGGGTAATAATTCATGGAACGGAGGTACGGGTACTTCAGGTCAAGGCAATTCGGGTGGTAGTGGAGGTGCATATGCTAACAATACTGGTAGTCAGGCAGCAGGAGGAGGAGGAGGAGCAGGAGGAGCAGGACAAAATTTTAACGGGCAAACAGGAGGAAGCGGTGGAGCAGGAAGAATTTCATCAATAACAGGAATTATGTATTGTTGTGGAGGTGGTGGAGGAGGAAGAGGGGGGGGAGGGGGAGGTAATGGCAGGATTGATTGCCCTGGAGTTAATATTGGAGGTATAGGGGCTCCTGCTAATACTAATGGAGGTAATGGTAGTTCCTATGGAAGCGGGGGAGGAGGTTCATGTACAGATTTAGCTGGTAATAGAACGGGAGGCTCTGGTAGCGGAGGAGTTGTAGTTTTAAAAATTCCGGAAACTTATTCTGCAACATTTACTGGAGGTGTATCGCAATCAAATTATTCTTCATTAGGTTACAAAATTTATACAATAACTGCTGCAGGAGCAGCAGATACAATAACTTTTAACTAATATGGCAGATGTATCAATATCACAATTAGATTCTGGAGTGCCCAGTTCAAGTTCTTCTATACCTTTTTCAACAGGTAGCTCAACTTTAAAGACTACACCTGCTAATATTGTAGCTGCAAGCCCCGGGTGTATTTTACAAGTATTACAGGTAGTAAAAACAGATGTATCTAAGACAAATAGTAATGTACCTAACTTCGAAGATATTCCCGGGCTAACAATTAATATTACTCCTAAAGCAGTTACTAGTAAAGTCTTGGTTACTGCTAACGTATTAGGATCTAGTGTAGATAATTCATTTGTTAGATTAATGAGAAATATAAATGGAGGTGCCTATACACAGCTCTACACAAATACTACCGTGGTGCCCGGCAATAGAACGCTTGTATCTATGGGCGATTTTTATAATGCTGGAAGCCCGGGCACTCGCGCCGGGCAACAAAATACTTCTATGTTTTTAGATAGTCCTAATACTACAAGTGTAGTAAATTATAAGTTACAATATTGTACCAGAAATAGTGGCGATTTTGCTATTAACACAACCTATTATGATGCAAATCAAAATTATCAAATTTTAGGAGCTTCATCTATAACATTAATGGAGGTAGCTGGGTAATATGGCCGATGTAACAATTAATAGTTTAGTTAGTCAAACACCTACAGGTAATGATGTATTTCCTTTTAGCACAACAGGAGTCACTCCTTCCACTTATAAAGCTTCACTGACACAAATTAAAGCGGGATTAAATCTAGCTACTGTTGCAACTACAGGAAATTTTACCGATTTAAATGGACCTTATATTGTAAACGGAGCAGACACAGGCCCGGGTAACGGGTGGACTGTAGCGCAAGGTGCAGATAATTCTGCAGTCACAGGCTTTACTTCAAGAGCAACTCCTCTTGTTACATTTTCATTTAATTTAACAGATAGAGGAAGTATTGGAAGACATATTTTTGATTATTCATGGGCATCAGCTTCTTATGCAATTCATACTGCAAATTTTCCAGGCTGCATAGGCGTCTTTGTTGGCAATACTCCTAAAGTTTTAAACCAAATTCAATGGATAAAACATTCTAATGCTTGCGGAAATGTGGATGTTTTTGGCTCTAATGATATTTTTAGTACACCTGACAATTGTACGTTTTTAGGAAGAACGTTTTTTGGAGGTACCGGATCTGCAGCAGATGGAACTATAGTTACGCAAAGCTTTAATTCTAACGGATATGGTTATAGATATTATCTTTTTGTTATACAAGATAATAATTCCACACAGCTTTCCTACCCGAACACTGGCTCTACAGGAGCATATGCGATGTATGGGATGAGATTGAATAAGGTTTAATATGGCTGACGTAACAATATCGCAGCTAACTCAAGGCACGCCTATAGGCAATAGCTCTATTCCTTTTTCAACAGGAACATCTACTAATAGAGCATTGATATCAGCACTGCCTGTAGATTATAGTAGTATTGTTAATTCACCTTCACGCGCATGTATAACTTATGATCTTGCTTCCGGGACTGCAGGAGGCTCAGCAGCTGCTTCTTCCTGGACTTCAAGAAGCCTCAATACAATTATATATAATCAAAATAATATTGTAAAGGATTTGACTTTAGGAAGAAGGTGGTGGCTAGGAGCCGGTAATTACATATTAGAAGCAGAAGGAATATTTTTTAATGATAATAATAGTCAAAATAATGCTATGCATAGAATATTAAAAGTTGAACCAACAGCAGCTGTTGTTGCAGGAGGTTTAAGCGTTAGATCACACCTTGCCACCGGAAGTAGTGGAGCATATTCAAGCAAAGTTACACCTACTCTAGTATCCTTATCAGAACTTTCCTCTTTTGAATTACAGTATTGGCTTTCTGGCCCTCGAGGAAATTCATACGATTTAGGGTTTCCTGTTAGCTCCGGTTTAATGGAGCGATATGCACAGGTCTATATTACTAAAGTATAATATATAAAAAAGCTTGACTATAATTGTAAAGTCACCTAACATATAGGGAATGAACATACAACTGCCGGTGTTACAGAAGGTAACTCTGGAATCGGGAACAAGATATTACGTTACTCCTGACGGTACTAATTATCCTTCAGTAACAACGGTTATATCTAAACGTAAAAAAGAACAATTAAAAGAGTGGCGCGAGCGTGTTGGCGAGGAAGTAGCTAAAGAGATTAGTAAAGCGGCTACTATTAGAGGTAATAACTTTCATAATAACTGTGAGCAATATCTTAAAAAAGAACCTATTACGGAAAGTATTGGAGAGATGTTTAATAGGTTTACCCCTTTATTAGATAAAATCTCTGATATTATTTGTCTTGAACAACATTTATATTCCAATGAGTTACGAGTAGCTGGGCAAGTAGATTGTATCGGTAAATACGAAGGAAAGCCTTCTATTATAGACTTTAAGACAAGCTCTAAGTTTAAACAAAAAGAATGGATTTGGGATTACTTTATGCAAGCAACCGCATATAGTTATATGTTTGAAGAGCGTACCGGAATTGCAATTTCAGATCTTACCATTCTTATTACCTGTGAGACCGGTGAGGTTCAAGTATTTCAAGATAAACGAGAAAATTGGTTAGAGAAGTTTAAAGAATTAAGAGAAGAATATCATAAAGAAGTTGAACTATTATCTTCGTCCAACGATAATAAGAAAGTGAGTGATAGAGTTACTTCTAAATGGACTAAGTCAGTAATTGGTGCGTTTGGCGATAAACCTAATGTTCGTAAAGGAGTTAAAGCAGAAGAACTAGTTCATTCATATCTTAAAAATGTTTATAACAAAGTAACTTGGTTTCATGATAGGCGCGATAAACAGTTACAAGGTATTGATTTTGAGTTCAAAAAAGATTCGTGGAAGAATAGTTATACCGCAGATGTAAAGGGAAATATGTCTAACGGGATGTTCTATGTATATCCGGATGAAATCAAAGATAAAGCAAATCATCGTATGATACATGTAGATACAAATACCGGTTGGGCAGTTGAATATGATAGAGAGTCTATGTTAGATTACCTAGATGATAAACCAGAATATATTCAGACTGATAAGAATAACAATAGGTATGCGAAGTTAGAGGCGTTCAGTCAACTACTTCGTCGACGTATTAATCATTTTAGACCTTTCAAAATAAAGCTTGCGTAAATTTAATATTCAGCCATAATATTTGTATGAAAGCTAAGACATCGACATTACCAGAAGAGAGTCCTTTTGTGGGTCAACATGTTACAGAGTTTCATTATACTGATCGTGATGCTTGGGAGGTAATTGAAGTTGTTAGTCCTCGAAGGATTAAGATTAGAGAGTTTGATGCTGAAATTACTCGTAAGCCTAAAGACTTTTATCCAGGGGGCTTCTGCGGCCATTTTGCTGATAATCATAATCAGGAATATAAACTTACTAGTAACCCTAATAACAAGATAAAGATTCTAAGCTGGCGTTCTAAGGCCAGGCGCTGGTGCGAGGTTGGTCAACAAACGCGTTATAGTAAGTTCGGTCTTCATAGGAAAGGAGAACAAGCACAAAAATTTTATGATTACAACTTCTAAAGTAAAAGAATATATTGATGCCGGGCACGATAACTATGAGGTTGCTCGCTGGCTGTTAAACCTTGAGATTAATAAACATTGTCCTTTATCAATAGACGATCTTCCCGATACTGTTACTGTAGCCAGTGAAATGGAGGCTATTGTAGAGTGCCTTGATTCAGGTGATATTGAAGATGCTATTAATATTGCTATAGATGGTGCACAACTTATTCTAGAAGATGAGGGGTTTGAATTAAATAATGAGGGTGAGGAAACTTATTGAAATTGTAGTAAGCTGTTTATTACTTGTAGCAGTAATTATTTTAAAGATATATAATAAGTATCAAGATTATAAATTTGAAAAAAATTTTAAAAGAAGATGTTCAAAGCGTAATAGATAGCTGTTTTATAACAAGATACAGCAATTTATTTCATGAATATCTTTTAAAGCTATCACCATCTACAAGAGATGTTATCCGTAAAAATAAAGATTTAAATGAACTGTTTGATCTTCTTTTAGATTTTACTATTGATGCGTCTCAACACCTTGATTATAAACAAGCTAAAGAAGCAGAAAAAAATATTGACTTAAAATAATATTCCTTCATAATATACTTATGATGATTGCAGAAGATACCAATATTAGTAGCGAAAAGCTTTTTGATCGCCTTTACAGTAAAGATTTTACGTTTGATGTCCACGATACTAATAACTTTCTTAGACTTCCTACAGGGAGGATACAAGCTAATATTTCGTTTAGTCCTCGTTATTCAGACCGTTATACTGCTAAGAACAACATCTTATTTGTTAGCGGAGAACGAAGCCCTCATGAGCTAGATACTTCTTGTAAATTTTATCATATCGAGCTAGCTCCTGGGCCTAAAGGCAAGGACGAGGTTATGGATAAAGAATGGCGTATCTATAATCGTAAAGAAGTAAAGATTATGAATACTTATCTTCTTATTCTTGGCTCTGAGATTGAATATAAAGCCAAGACTGTTGATAGTGAAACTTCATGGGATTTTCCTGGTTTTTATATGGTGCTGTCTGAATGGCTAAACAAGAGTGGATTTTATAATCGAACCTTTAGCCCCTATGCCGGGTGTAGTATGTGTAAGTGCTCTCCAGGATTCAAGCTTAAAAATATTCATCCTAGTATTAAAAATGTCGCAATGCATGTTTCGTTCAAGGAGTATGAAAATGAAAATAGTTGAAGAATATGATGGTAGACTCCCTTATTACAATGTTGTTGATAAAGAGGAAGTATTAGGTACTTTCGATACTGAGGAGGAAGCTCAACTTTTTATTGAGACTTTAAAAAATGGGCTACAGTGATAAATTGTTCGAAGAAGCTTTAGAAAGTCTTAGGGAAGAAAACGATAAGCTTCGTAAATACATCTCTAATCTCGAGAAGATGATAGAAGATTTTATTAATACGTATAATAAGAGAATTAAAAAATGAGCGCATATATCTATAAACTAATAAGTCCTAAAAAGTATACTTGGATGAATGTTCAATTTGAAACTAATGGATTGGCAGAGACTAAAAAAGTATATCATATGAAATTCTGGTATAAGCCTTATAGCGGTATGGAAGATGATAAGAAGTTTCAAAAACAATTGCTAAGAGAAGAAGAGAAAACTAAGGAGCTTTTTAAGAATGTGCGTGTTGATTATGCTATCCTTACTTTTGGTTGGGATACAGGTAAGGGCGGTATTAGTAAGCCTTTTAACCACGGAGAGTATTTTGGATGCTATCAGGTAGTTAGCTGGAATAAGCTAAGACGCGAAGGTAGGATTATTGACTTAGATGAAGCATGGCTAGGAAATTGTAACCGTATTTGCTTTAATGATGAGGCATTTGATAATGTCTTTCATAAGGCATTTCTAGCGTCTAAGGAGGATATTGTTGAGGAGGTAACTTCCTGTGCCTAAAATGTATCAAAAGAAAAAGTTTAAAGGTAGAATGCTTAAAGGCTGTAAGTATGAATACTCTACTTGGATGGGAGAAGATCTAGGGTGGGTAGATACTTTTAGAGATGTTGAGGGAGAGAAGGTATTAGAAACATATTATAAAGCGAGAGCTGATTATGAAGAAAAAGATTTTCAACGCAAAATGGGATTATGGAATTTCGAAACTAAAAGACTTGCAAAGAAAAAATAAATCCTTTATACTTGTAAAATGAAATATTGCTTTGAAAAATATGAATTCAGTAACCGCGGAAGAATGTTCTTGGGCTATGAAAGCGTAAATGCTAGTAGCCTCGAGGAGGCTAGATCTATTGCTCAGCAAAAAGCTGGTGATAATATTTTTTTAGCTCAGATCTTTATTTACCAAGAATCACAATAATATGTGGGATCCTATTTCATTATTTTATATTGCCTGGACTCTAAATGCAGGTCTTCCTGATGCCAGGCTTAGAGTAAGTGATGTAATAGAAATGAAAGAAAATGTAGTGATAGTTGAATCTATTAACGAACAAGTTAAACTTAGAAATGGTTTATGAAAAGTAGAATATTTGACATGGTTTTAACTTCTATTGTTAATAACGACAAATTACTCAATGCAATTATTGACGATGTTGAGGATAGATTTAAAACTAAATTAGATAGAGATAAGTTAGAGAAGTATCTAAGCACAGTAGATATTGATTATAAAGAATCTACAAATGTTTTCTAAATTAAAAAATTGGTTATATTTGGTATTTAAAGCTTTTATTAATGATTGCTCTTTAGGTTTATTTCTTATATCATTAGGATTCTTAGGAGGCGTTTGCTTTATAATATTATGCAATTTATTTCGAAAATTTTTGAATATTTTGGCAATTTAACCCCTAAAGAGCAGGTATATTCATTTGGACCTTCTACTCTTACAGAGCTTTTAAAGCAGTTTGATTTACCTTCAAAAGAAAAAACTAACAAAGATATAATTAGAGACTATAAAGTTAAAGAAACTATGGCAGCTTTAGAAGTAGATATGCTTAAACTAGATCCGCCAATTTGTTATAAAGGAAGTCATATTTTTTTAGATAATGATGGTAAGAAATTTTTTGATTGGGTTCCTTGTGTTTTAAGACCTGAAGTCATTTATTGTAGCTATGGCAAAAATTAATAGAGTAAGTGCTGCTCCTAAGTATTGGCAAGTTGAAATAACTGTAGAAGATCCGGATTGTGTTTTTTCTCATAAACCCGAAATAACATATAGAAAAGTATTTGGCGCTTTATCTCCTAACGCAGCAGTTAGAGCTGCAGCTAATTACTGTAACAAATACATGACTTATTATCCTGGGGTATTCTTTAAATACTCTACAAAAAACGTTACACCCTATTATTATCCAATTCGTATTGAAACGACACCTGAAGATAGTACTGGAGTAAAAAAGATTAAGGTTTAAATACTACCATGGCTGATAGAACAATATGTACTAAAGATGCTTGGGAAAAAGCCCAAAATTGGGAGTTAAGAGTTTGGCTTGGCTCTCCAAAAAATTATGAGGATTGGAATACTTGGTGGTTTAATAAATTTAAAAATTTCGAATATTTAAAAGGCTATAATTTTAATTCATTTCTGGAGGTGGGGTGCGGTCCTTATGCAAAAAATACAGAATACTTCTGTAAGATGTTTCCACAAATAAAAGACGTTACATTAAGCGATCCCTTGTTAAAAGAATATATTGCTGTTGACCACCCTCCCTTTAACGTTAGGACTGTAATAAGTAATACCAATGCTAAGACCATCTATTCTTCTCTAGAAGATATTGATACATCTAAAAAGTATGATGTTGTTTTAAGTATTAATGTTTTACCTCATGTACGTGATGCACACTTATGTATGGATAAACTTTACAATCTACTAAATGATGATGGGGTTTTAATCATAGGAGAAGATTTAGTATCTCAAGAAGATCTTGATAAGCATGAAGATTTAAGAACTGATGTAGGTCATCCTATAAAACTTGATCATAATTTCTTTAAAGAAAAACTTAAAGTTTACCATCATATTTTTAACGGAATACTTTCTCGTGAAGATAGTAGAGCTCCTGACTGGTATTATGGAACTCTTTTATATGTAGGGCAGAAAAAAGCTTGACGGTCCTTTATTTTCGTATATATTTAGTAGTATGACATTTGTAGAAAATTATCGTGGTACTCAGCGTGATGGAAACTATGGGCGTTATCGTATTCTTCGCGGATATGGAACGCGTAATCGAGGCCAAAAGCCCTCAAAACTCATGAACACTATGAGAAATCTAGATGTGGGAGATGCATTCTTTTATCCATATCCTTCTATTTCTTGTGTTTATCGTAGTGCAAAGCAGTTTAATATTACTGTTACTGCAGAATCATATGATGCAGGGTTTTTGGTCATTCGTATTGGATAAAGCTTAATTCGGAGGCCGACAGTATCAGAGCACACTTGGTGCAGTCGTGGAATCCACGCAACGCGATCAAGCCTAGGCTCGAGAGGGTAAGCCAGTTCCCCTAAAGTAACTGGTCATCATCGTAGTTTCCGGTTCTACGTTAAAAAACCGGATTTTTATTGCACTAAAGCTTTATTACTTTATACTAATATAATGCAAAGCATGACCGATCAATATTATTCTAGGCTTCTATCTATAGCCAGGCAGAATAAAAACATAAAATTTATTAAAGACATAAAAGATAATAAAATTCATGTAGAACTTAATGATGGAAATGTAGGATGGATGAATTGGGAAGAGGTTTTTGACTACAAAAAAATTATTGAGGAGAGTAGTAAGAATAAATAATAATGTGCGTTGGAGAATTTACGATATAAAATATGACTCAGCAAGGACTGATTTGCCTACGGAAATAGAAGTTGAAACTGATAAGTTTGATTGGTTTAATAGTATTCCAACAGGATTAGGTAATTTAAATAGTAAGTTAAGTAGAATTATAAAAGAAATAACTGGATGTCAATCAACGGTTTGTAAAGTAAAAACTATTAAAAAATAAATCTTGCCAATAATTATAATTTCATTCATAATATGGGTATGATGAAAAACAAAACGAACAAAGTTAGTTTGCTAGTATATATTAAAAAACAGTATCGTTATAGTACACAAGAAGAGCGCCTTGGCATTCTTGCTAATAAGCTTGGTGGAAAAGAGGTTGGAGGAGGTACTTGTCTTGCTTCTGGAAAGCGCGATAAACAATATTTTTTTAACTCTGAAAAAGATGCTAAAACGTTTCTCTCTTATCCAACTGTTAAACAAACTATTCTAAAGGAGTATGATCTTGTTGATATCGATCAACACGGCCTTACAATAATTAAATGACATACGCCAGACTTAGAGATATTCTTAATACAATGGATAAAGGAGAATTGGATCAGGAAGCTGTATATCTTATTCATGGAAAGATAGAGAAAATTGAACAAATAGAGTCTTTTAGAGGAGATAAAGTATTCGCTTCTAAATTTGGTGGCCAACCCCATCAAATATTCTTAACAAATTTTAAAGAGTTTTAACGAGAGAAAGAGGCAGGCCCTGTAGCTGGGACTGAATAGATTAGACCTCTTGCGCGCTAAGCACATAGCATAGAAAGCGAAGACCTAAGTTTTTAATCGTTCCTCTTCTCTTGATTTCTTTTATCTTACATTTATATTTAAACTATGAAGAATACTAAACTGTTGCCAAAAATAAAAATAGGGCATTTTAGACCCGTAAAGTATTATGAGGCTGATATTACAGGCCCGGACAAATATATTACAGAAATAACTAATTTAGGTCGTAAAGTGGCTACTAAAGATCAGTTGTTTAATATTGGTATAAATTATATTCTTACAAATGCAATAGATAGTAAGTTTGAGCTTACTTATATAAAAAAAAAGAAGGTAAAGAAAAAAAAATATGATTAAATTTAAATTACAAGGCGAGCATTTACCTTTTGGAGAGTTGCAATCCTCAGAGACTAATAATTATTCTTCAAGAAAAGTAACCCATGAATTTGTTGCAGAGAGCTTAGATGAAGTTTTACCTGCTATTAAAGACTTTTTAAAGGGGATAGGGTATGAGCCTGCAGGTGAATTAGAGTTTGTAGATAACTTTTCTAGCGAAGAACCTTTTGAATATAAGGATAGTTGGTCTGAGCATAATACGAAGGGTAATAGTGAATAATACTCTTATAGATACTTGGTTTACTGTAGATCAATTAGCAACAATTAGATCCTCTCTAAAAGAATATTACTACTATTGTTCTACAAGCGATCAATTGGAGCTTAAACCAATAATTGAGCACTTAGAACATCTTATAGAACATTATAAATATTAATGAAACCAGAGTTAGAAAATAAGCTCTACAAAGATTTTCCCAAGCTTTTTCGTCAAAAAGATCTGCCAATTACAGAGTCTGCTATGGGATGGGGTATAGATACTCCTGATGAATGGTTTAGTGTTATATATAAAGCTTGCAATTTAATCCAAGGTTATTGTGATAGCATTAAAGAGCAAATTGAATTTACTCAAATAAAAGAAAAATTTGGTTTGTTAAGAATGTATAGTTCAGGTTCTGATGCATATGTAAATGGAGTAATTGATATGGCTAGTGAGATAGTTGCAGATGATAATTTTAAATTAAGACAGTTTAATGACCTCTGAAGCGCTTCATAACGAATTGATGAATGTTGTGGTAAGGCTTCCTAAAGACTATGAGCCTTACGGAAATGTAAAAAGATGGGAAAATCCTGATAGAAGTTATCCTGATTGCTCTATGGGGTGCAAGTACTATAAACCTTTAGAAGGAGAATTAGGCCAGGATTGGGGTATTTGTGTTAACCGTAACAATTATAGGTTTGGATTCTTAACATTTGAACATCAAGCGGGAGCTGAATGCTATGAGCCGTCCTGATCATACTATAGAGAATAGAGCATCACAAAACTATATTGCAGAATATAGCGCACCTAAGCTTGAGCTAGAAAATATTCATCAGTTTAAAAACGACACTCAAAACAATCTTAACAATAAAATTAAAGCTCGGCTAGGTGACTTGCAAAGAGAATATAAGGAGTTAGAAGATTTGTATCATTATAATATTTTTGTAGATGGTTTTGAACACAATTTTATTCCTGTAGCAGGTCATTACTATTATCTTTATGATCATGAAGGGCATAAATTTATGAGTCTTATTGAGCCAGAACGATTTCTAATGTGTAAGGAAAGCTTTGTAAGTAAGTGTCGTTATAACGGTTTAGGTTTTTTCGAAAAAGCTTGACTAAATTTACATTTCACATATAATAGGAGTATGATGAAGAAACGAAAAGATACATTTATACAGGATTGGGAGCAATGGGCAGATATGATGAACAGTCTTCCTTTTGAGATTCGAGCTAACAGTAGGTCTGCAGCCGCATATAGTATTGTTAAAAGCGGGATGCTTCCTGAGGGGTGCGGAATTAGTTCTTCAGATATTAATCATGAACTGTTTAGTTTGTGGAAAAGCAGCGGTAAAGATTTTGCTACATATATTTCTACTCTTGTAGAGCTTCTAGCAAGCCGAGAGCGTATGAAGGAGTTAATGGCATGAGTAATAGAGATTTAATTTTTACAAAGAGAAAACTTTTTAACTTTGTTGAAGAGTTTTTAGGATGGCAGAAAACATACTTTAATAACTATAATGATATTAATAGTACTGTTGCTCTAGATAGACTTATTAAAGTTGCTGAAGATCATTATATGGATCTTATTAGAGAAAACGAAAAGATAGCTGAAAAAAATCATAAAAAGCTTATTCAAATTATAGAAAATTTTGATCTTGGAGAATTTCCTCCTAAACCTAAGAAAAACCGTAGAGTAGCAAAAAGAAAGAAGACATGAACATAATTAAAAAAGTATCTTTTATATGGACTTTATTACTTGGACTTTTTAGTTGGGTAATTATAATTATTATTGGTATGGTTGTTCACAACCTTTTAACTAAATGACAAAAAAAGAAGCACTAGACATTTTATATCGAATTCAACATGATCCTAGTATCGCAGACCAACTAACAGAAGAAGAAATAGAAGAAATCGAAATGTTGGTTAACAAAAATAAAGCTTGACAAAAACCATAGGTTCCATTATACTAGTAGTATGAACATTAAAGTAGGCAGTACGAAGTTTCAGAACGTTTCGCAGGTTACTATCCCCGATGTTTACTATCGTAGGATGAAGTGCGGTAACGAAAAGATCGATGCAGCTTTTGGTGATGGTATCCTTCCTGGATCCTCTATTACCTTAACCGCTCGTGCAGGTATGGGTAAGACGACCTTTGTTCTTCAGTTACTTGAACTGTTGAATAATCAAGGTCATAAGGTTGGTTATTGTTCTTCCGAGGAGAGTGTTGCCCAGCTGGCTATGGCTTGTAAGCGATTGCAGGTTAAGAACATTGAGGTTTGTAACGAGAGTGAGGTAGATACTATTTCCAAGTATATGGAAGACCTGGATGTCATCGTTATCGATAGTTTCCAAGGTCTGGTTAAAGGTAATAAGCGAGGACGTGACCTTGAAAAGTATTGTATAGAGAAATTGGTTGTTCGTGCTAAGGAAACTGAATGTGCGGTTATTCTAATCTGTCACAATACTAAGGCGGGTGGTATTAAAGGTAGTTCTCTTATTATTCACGCCGTTGATGTGAATGTTTCTATCCATCAGATCAAGGACGCAGATACTAATGCTCGGTGTATTCGATTTGATAAAAATAGGTTTGGACCAGCAACTGATATTGAATGTTATATCGAATATTCTGGATACGACTTTGATAAAGAGGTTATTGTAGATAGTGAAGAGAAGGATGATAAACCTACTAAGTCTGATAAGAAAAAGGAGCAGCGCGATCAGATTCTTAAACTTGATAAGATTAATATTTACGAGGTTACTCAAAAGCTAGGAATTGATTCTACTCGCGCGGCATTTCTACTTCGTGAGCTTTGCAACGAACTTAAGCTCATCAAGCAAGGACGAGGAGCGGAAGCCTCGTACGTTAAACCTTCTGTAGAGGTAAAGAATAATGGATGAGGTTAACGTTAGTTTAAATTTAGGAGATCAAGTTTATGATTACACATACAATAGGAAGACTCGTACAGTTTATACTCAGCTCTTTCCCGGTGTTCCTGTATTCAGAGTCTTTTTGGGTTGTGGTCATTCTATTGGCCACGACACTTTGGTTGAAGTGATTGAAGAGAGACAGAAAGTTTTAGAAGAACTTGCACAATCTTTTTCTTAAATTAAATTAAACTATGAGCTTAGCACAAGAAATTGGTAACAATATTAGAGCAAAAATTGTTAGTAGTGTAGGGAGTGTATTCACTAATCTAGGGTTAGAGGTAAGTGAAGATAGAATTGTTAATGATTGTGCACGATATAACAATAACGGGCTTGAAGCTTCCTTCTACATTCAAGGATTAGACAATGTAGTTCGAAAAGATTTTAATGCACAAGTCGTTATTGTCAAAGCTAGTAACCCTTTAATTGAAGAGTTTAAAGTTAAGTTCAAGCGTCCAGAAAAGGAAGTTAGATTCTTTTTAAAGGTTCGTAATGAAAATAACTGAATTTTTTATTGACGCTATTCGTACATTCTTGTTTTTTGCTTTAACTGCCTTATTTTCAATTACAAACTTCATTGCAGATATAATCGGAACACTAGTTAGGTTTACTAAAAATTTTCTTATCCCTCAATTGACAGAATTGCTTGCTGATACAAATTTGCTTCTTAAAATCATGCAGCAAACTGTTTATAGTACGTTTTCTTCGGTCTCTCTTTACCTTTCTAAGGCATTTTATAATATGTCTAAACATTATCATAATAAATCAGAGAATCTTATTAACGAGACCTGGGAATTTAGATAAATACTTTGGTGAGTAGTTTGTGGCTTATCGCTACAGTTACTGTTCTTTATTCGGCTATATCTATAAGCTATTTTATTAAGCATAATTGGGGTATGGCTTGGGTGTGGGGAGGTTATGCTTTAGCAAATGGTGGCTTTCTTTATATGGAATTAGCCAAAAAGATTTAACTTGATTTAATTTTTAGTATGTCTATATTGAATTAAAACTTCATGAAAGTTTTTTATAACATTAAACGTTGGTTGTATAAAGTATTTTGTAAAGACGAAATACTCAGACAGGAGAAAGCTGATAGCTGTAGAAAGTTTCGTCGACTTTATTTTGAATATATTGATAGAATAAAAAAAGGTATTAAGAGTAGTAGTTAGTATGGATGAAATAAACTGGAAGAAAACCATTCTTTATTGTTTGATATATTGGGTAAGTATTGGTGTTATTTGGATTTTATTAGATCATTTTACTAAACTATAAATATATGATATGAGATTTATAGATAGGCTAAACCTCTATTTAAAGGAGGTTAACGCACAGCCTATAGAAAGTATAGCTTACGAACAATATGTTATAAGATGTGAAAGTAATAAGTTTTTCGTGTACGAAAAAGATAGATTATTAATTGAGTTTGAATTATTACAAAAAGCAAAAGAATATATTAATTCTATAGTAAGCGGTTGTTAAATAGTATTTTTTTTAACATAAATACTAGTATGGCAGATATAACAATTAATAATTTATCTCCTGTTACGGGGATTGTAAATCTGACTGACGTTGTACCCATTTCACAAAACAATGTTACCTATAAAGCTTCAGTATCTCAGCTACTTGCAAAAGGATTACCACTTGCAGAAGGTATAGCGTCTGGAACAAATGATTCTTATACTCGACAGTTTTCATTAACAAGCCCGGGATTTTTAATGGCGAATGCATTTGGAGAAGCAACATATGCTTTCTCTTATAATACTTTTGTTTATGCAGGATTAGAGGCCAGCCTTACGTTATATAGATTTCCTCTAGCCCCTACTATTCCCATTCCTTTAGGAACTTCTAATACATCAGGAAATAGGAATTTTAATACCGGGCTTTCAGTAACAACGTCAGGATTATACTATTGTTCTCCGGGGACTTATTCATTAGAGGCAGTATTTACAAAAAAAATATCAGGTACAGGAATTTCTATAACATTAACCTCTACAAATTTATCTTATATTGTAGTGCCTGCTAATACGTAATTTTATGGCAGATCTAACCATTCCTGGACTTTCCGACTCAGGGGGAGTGACTCTGAATGATTTTATTCCTATTTCTACATCCTCTCAAACTTTAAAAGCTTCTGTTAATCAAATACTGTCAAAAAATTACATGACAATACAAGGAAGATTATTTAATAATACATCTCAAAATAATTCCTTATCGCTCACACAAGATAATATTAATACAAGCTCTAGGCCTGGGTATTTTTTATTATCTGGAACTTTATCTGCCACAATTACTATAAACCCTCAAGCTCTCTATCCTGATATAGTCTATTCAAGAGGGTTATTACAACTAGCTCCCACAGGAGGAAGTTATTCTAATAGAGGAAGAAATTTATTTATGCCATTAGATTCAAATACAACCTATTCATCTGTTTTTACAATTGATATTAATAATAATGTATCGGCTTTAACTTATGTAGATGGAAGTACAACATATAGCTTGAGGTATAACTCTTTTGTAGGCGGGGTAGATTACCTTGCATTTGAAAGAAAATATGCATTATTTTCATGGGGATTTTTTCCAATAGCTTAATTACAATCTTATATAATATTGTAGCCCGATATTTACTAATCATTAACATTAAATACTAGTATGGCCGATGTAACAATTAATAATCTTAGTCCGCTAACACCTACTACAGGATTATATCTCCCTGTAACTAACGGTTCTTCTACCGGAAAAGTAACATTAGCCGAGGTATGCGGAGTTATGACATCTACGCAGATTACTAATGCTTTAGGTTATACACCTCTATCGAGAACAAGCAATTTAATAGCTAAAGCTTGGGGAGTTGTTGATGCAGCGACAATAACATTACTTTCAAGTAGTGGAAATGTAACTGTCACCAGACCATCAAACGGAAGATATACTATCTCTTTAAACCCAGGAGTCACTGATTGCACAAAAGCTGCAATCGTTGGTCAGATAGAAGAAGGTGCGGCAAATGGATTTTTTACAAAAATAGAAAATGGATCAAGAGCTGTAAATAGTTTTAATATTCTCATCAGTAATAACACAAATTTAACTAATGGGTATGATTTTAGTTTTATAGTATTTGGGAGTTAAAGTATGGCCGATGTAACAATTAATAATCTTAGTCCGCTAACTCCCTCTACTGGATTAGTATTACCGGTATCCAATGGAACAAATACCGGAAAGGTAACATTAGCAGAAGTTTGCGGAGTAATGACTTCTACCCAGATTATTAATGCTTTAGGTTATACACCTTATAACGGAGCATCTAATCCAAACGGATATATTACTGCATCATCTCTTCCTTCTGGTAGTATTATTCAGGTCAAACAAATAGTCAAGACAGATTCTGCGGTAGGAACATCAACAACTTATAGTGATGTGCCAGGAATGTCTATCAGTATAACACCATCCAAAACAACATCAAAAATACTTGTAATGGTAAATGCTTCTATTGTATTTGGCACATATGGAGGGGCTGTTAAGCTTCAGGCAAATAATAATGATATATATGTAGGAACCGGGGGTACAGAAAATGCTACTGTAATAGGAGATTCCGATGCAGGTGATGCAGGTACATCTGCGCTATCAAGAAGCCCTTTTAATACGATGAACACAGTTTATCTTCATTCTCCAAATACAACTAATGTGGTAACCTATAAGCTGGTATGGAAATCGTTTTATATTCAACCAAGTCCAAGAGCGGGGGATTATATCTACCTAGGTAAAGCAGTTAACGTTTCCTGGAACGTACCCTCATCTATTACATTAATGGAAATAGCCGGTTAATTTATTTTGTCTCATAATAAAAGCGCATATTCCTTTTGCTATAGTGCACGGTTCAGCCTGATATTTTCACATATTAGACATTAAATAATAATATGGCTGACGTAACCATATCTGAATTAAGTAATGTCTCTCCTCAATCTTCGGGTACTATACCTATAAGTCAAGGAGGAGTAACTAGCTCTACAACATTAGCTCAGTTAACTGCTCTTCCTTTTATTCCAAAAGCATGGGTAGTTTTTCAATATAGTGGAGGCGTTTTAACAATACATTCAAGATATCCTTCCTCAGTAACCGTAGCACGAGTTGCAACAGGAACTTATGATATAGGATTTCCAATAGGCTTATTCCCGGATGGTTTCTATGCTATAGCAGGTATGGGAGGCTATATTGTTCAAAGCAACGCGGTAACTATTAGTCAAAATTATGGTTATAACGCTTCTACAGCCACTAATTGTAGAATATCTATTTGTGCTGCAAATGGAACGCTTACAGAGCCTATAGGTTTAGCGAGATTGGTATTTTTCAGGTAATCATATGGCTGACGTAAGGATATCTCAATTATCAGACGCTTTACCGAATAAAAGTTCAGCTATCATACCATTTTCTGATGGCTCTACTACATACAAGACTAGTCCTAGTGGTATTGTGGCAGCAAGTCCAGGGTGTTTACTTCAAGTTATCTATGCCTATTCAAACACCACTTCTTCTGACAATTCTAATACATGGATAACATGTCCGAATCTTACAGCAGAAATAACACCAAAAAGCACATCGAGTAAAATACTAGTACGAGTTATATCGCATTTTGGAAATTATAATAGTAATGATGGTTATCTCAGAGTATTAAGAGATGGGGTAGTGGTTTCGCCCCTTGGGATAAGCGGAAGCGGTTTACAAGCAAGTGCAGGAGGCCAGGCTAGTGGAGATTATATGATTCATCTCAGTACAGAATTCTTAGATCAGCCTAATATTGTAAACAAAATATCTTATACTATACAAGGCTATATTCAGACAACAACTCTAGCCTCTAACTCTCTTACTTGGAATAGAAGTAGGGGAACATCTGGACCAGAGGCAGGTACAGCTATCTCATCTATATCTTTGATGGAAATAGCTGGATAATTTATTTTGTCTAAAAAAGAAAGAGGGTGTTCCTTTAGCTTTAGCGCACGGTTCAGTTTGAGATTTTTCCCATTTAGTCATTAAATAATAATATGGCTGTTGATTATATTTCTACTGAACCTTGGAATGATCCATATAACCCATGGCCTGGATACTCCACCATACCCGTGGTGAGCTCCATATACATAAGGCCAACAACATTGCAATTAACATTGTTTAATCCCTATTTTGAAATACCTATAAAATATGAAGGAATGGATGGTTATAATAATATAGGTTTATTCTTTTATGGGGGAAGCTACAACATCGAAGGTTTATGGGCAATTACATTAGATAACACACCTCAATATTCTTCTCCTGCTTCTATACGAGGAAGCAGAAGCTTGCCCATGAAAATGCCAGGTGGAGATTATGGCTGGGAAAATCAAGATACTGATAATGTAGAAACACTGTACATATCTGCTCCAGATCTGAATTCTCTGGCTCCCTGGGAACTGAGAAGATTGTGGAATTTGAACGGATAAAAATTATATGGCTGTGGATTATATTAGTACTGCACCTTGGAATAACCCCTACAGGCCATGGCCTCAATATGCACAAATAGCATTGAGTGCCCATGGAAGTGATTTCTATGATGGACAATTAAATGTGCTTGATTTGACTTACTTTGATCCTGATGCAGTTAATAATACCAGTGAAACTTTAGCTTATTCATATACGGGTTATGATGAGAGCAGGACTGATAGCAATTACTTTCATGTAGATTTGTTTGTGAATGGAATTGACCCAGGCATTGTTACAATACTACAGGTATATGCCGATGGTGAATTGCAGTATGAGAAGTCTTTTTATATTATAGGAGATGAATCACAATGCCCCCAGAGCAACGTTCTTGGTTCATTTAATACACCAGTTAAAATGACAGGAGAGATCGGATGCTGGGGGGAAGTCAATGGTACAGATGTTGCTGCTCTTTACATACAGCCCATATATACCTCTCTTACTCCATGGGAACACAGAAGATTGTGGAATTTGAACGGATAAAAATTATATGGCTGATACAACAATATCTAATCTTAGCCCGTTAACTCCTTCTACAGGTCTTTATCTTCCGGTAACCAATGGCTCTAATACCGGTAAGGTGACATTAGCAGAAGTATGCGGAGTAATGACATCAAATCAAATAGTGAATGCATTAGGCTATACACCCGTACAGCCCACAAGCCCTACACTTGCAAAAGCCTGGGTAGTTTTTAGAACAAACCTAGATTCTTCCGGTAATCTGAGTACAGCTAATACAAATAGATATCTAATAGCCTCATATAACGTTGGTTCTGTCACAAAGAACACTGGCGGTGTTTTTACTGTTAACTTTAGTCCTTATCTTACTACCAATGATTACAGTGCACAGGTAACTATAGGATACAGAACAGATAATATTACCACCGGAGGACAAGGACAATATTGTGTACCGGTAATAGGCTTAAAAACAACAAACCCCAATCAAAGTTGTCAAGTTGGCGCATGGGATGATACTACTGGAGCATTTAGTTCTGATTATAGCACTGGAAACACTGTAATTAATGTAGCTATTTTCCATAATTAATTTATTATTTTGTCTTATAATAAAGGAGGGCTATCCTTTAGCTTTAGCGCACGGTTCAGTCTGATATTTTCTCATACTCGACATTAAATAATCTATATGGCTGATGTAACAATTTCAGGTCTTCCTGATCTAGCCCCCACTTCTAATACCTATCTACCTCTATCAAACGGTACTACTACAGGCAAGGCTTTAACGAATAGTCTGCCTGGTCTTACGCCTATAGGAGGTATTATCATGTGGTCGGGTTCTATAGTCAATATACCAGCTAATTGGGCTCTTTGTAATGGATTGAACGGTACCCCAGATCTAAGAGATAGATTTGTCATAGGATCGGGATCAAGTTATGCTGTAGGAACTACTGGAGGCTCAAAGGATGCAGTTGTTGTAAGTCATTCCCACACTATAGATGATCCCGGGCATACACATAATTATATTATGGGAGGGGGAAATGGAACTACAGGAGTTTATAGTTATTTTGGTTCTACTCCATATAATCAAGCAACATCCTCTGGAAATATTGTGTCGAAAACTACAGGAATCTCAATTAATACTACCGGACAATCTGGTACCAATGCTAATCTTCCTCCCTATTATGCTCTAGCTTATATAATGAGAGTAAGCTAATTTATTTTGTCTTTAAAGGAGAGTGGTTATCCTTTTGCTTTAGCGCACGGTTCAGGTTTGAGATTTCCCAGCTTTGACAATTAAATAATAACATGGCTGACGTAAAGATTTCTCAATTATCTGACGCTTTACCTAATAAGAGCTCAGCTATAATACCGTTCTCAGATGGTAATACTACCTATAAAACAGCTCCAAGTGGCATAGTAGCGGCTAGTCCTGGTTCAATTCTACAGGTATTACATGCCTTTAAAAGTGATCCATTTACAACGCAAGTTTTAATAGCCAACGGAGGTGAAGCTATTCCAGGTCTTGGATTGACAATAACTCCCAAATCCACTTCTAGTAAGATTTTGATAAGTTTCTCGGTAACAGGAAATGGTACTAATGGAGCAACCCAAATATATTTTAAACTAAGAAGAGGAAGTACTGAAATAGGTAATGGTAATACAGACGGTACTCGGCCAAACGCCACTCCTGTATTAACTAGAAGCTATTTTAATGATAATAATGTTTCTTGTAATATAAGCTTTCAATACCTTGATTTACCTAATACTATAAGCCCGGTAACATATCAGCTCTACGTGGGAAGTGAGGGTAATAATGGTACAATATACGTAAATAGAACACACAATCAAGCCAACACAGTTAATAATGGTCCGAGCTCCTCTTCGTTTTCTTTAATGGAAATAGCTGGATAGGTTATATACTAACCTTTATTATTATCTAAATGTATAGAATATTAAGCTTTCTTCTTATTATAGGGGGTTGTTTACTGGTAGGAATCCTGGAGATTTTAACACAAATTATATGGAAAATACAGGATATTTGGGGGAAAATTAGGGAAAAATGTAATAATTTGCACTGGCCTATCAGCCCGGGATTCTGAATTGACAAGTAGTTAGAGCCAGAAATACTAGAATACTAGGAAATACGGGGAAATGCTTGACTAATAATTCGGCGGCCTTCATAATACGAGAATGATGAATGTAACTGAGAAGAAGATTATGATTCCCGAAGACCAGTACTATGAACTATCCCAGGAAGCCAAATACCTGTATACCACCATCTACGATTACTGTACCTATGCCAGTGATCCCCAGTATAAGAGACTCCACAACTTCCGCCATTCGATCAGTAAACTGGAAGGGCGGGACCGTGAGATTCTCATCGATTACTTTAACTCAGATCCGGCTATTCAATGGAATGGTATGCCTTGTAAACCGTACGAGTATTACGAGAAACCTTACTAGATTATACATATACTCAAACAACGATTATCCCCGTTTGGGAATAATA